GAGCAACGTGATATGATGTACAAGCAACATGGGATTAAAGGAGAATAACATGGGACAACGTGAGAGAATCCGCGAACACTTCGAGGGTGGCAATACAGTCACCTCACTTGAAGCATATGATAAACTGGGCATCACCCAACTGGCGACAAGAATCTTTGAGCTAAAGCAACAGGGCTACCCAATACAGTCCAGAAGAATCGACGTAGAGAATCGCTTCGGTGAAGAGTGTAGCGTTTGTGAATACTACTTGGCAGGAGAATAAGATGATAAGCACTGAGCGATACCTAACTCGATCTGAATTTCTTCTTACTTTCGAGCAAGAGCTTCACCTAACAGACCTTGATCGCGGTGACAATGATTGCCGCCAGGGTCTTCCACACAAAGAAGGGCAGTCAAACGCCTATGACATTGGATATGGCAGCCGCTATGTCTTTGAGCAAATGAAATCAGCAGGAGAATTTAACTAATGAAAACAGAATACACTAACTCTTTACTGGCAATTGATAAATTGTTTATCCTTACAGAAAAATCTTTGAGTGAAGCTACAAAAAGATACGATAACCTCGAAGCTAAATATTTGCGCCATAAACTTAAAGGAATTATGGAAGCAAGAGACGCAGTAACCTCACTAATTACAACAGGAGAAGCAGTCTAATGACTAATAAAAAATCCGTATGGGCAACATTGTCCGCAATCGACTGTTCAGCTAAAGTAGAACAGAAAGGCAAGCTAACCTACCTATCATGGGCATGGGCATGGCAAACCCTGATGGAACATTATCCCGACTCTACCTATGATTATGACTGTGGTAGCCGCTTGGAGAATGACACAGCAGAGGTCAATGTAAATGTAACAGTGCAGGGTGTAACGCACTCTATGTGGCTGCCAGTGATGGACAACCGAAACAAGTCTATCGTAAATCCTACCACTCGCGACATCAGTGATGCTCGTATGCGGTGCCTAGTAAAGTGTATTGCCATGTTCGGTCTGGGCATCTACATCTATGCAGGTGAAGACTTGCCGGAGTCCACCAAGACTGAGGTGGTCAGTGCAGATCAGTCATCAGAGATCAAAGCACTACTTGAGTTGACAGGTGCAGACGTTAAGCAGTTCCTGAAATACTTTAAGGCAGACTCTGTAGATAATATGCTGGCTGTCCATCACAGCAGAGCTATTGCTGCACTCCAGGCAAAAGTAAAATGATCATCCTAACCGATGAGCAGGGTTCCCCTGAGTGGCTTGCCTCAAGACTGGGCAGGCCATCAGCCTCTAACTTTGGGAGACTGGTAACAGGTAGTGGTAAGCCTAGCAGTTCAGCCGAGTCCTACATCAATGAGATGATAGCTGAGAGATTGACTGGTAGAAGCAAACCTTTCTACACTAATGAGCATATGGAAAGGGGCACTGCCCTGGAGCCAGAAGCTAGGGAAGCCTATGAGTTTATCACTGACTTTGAGGTTGTCGAGACAGGGTTTATCTTGCATGACAGCGAAGAGTTTGGGTGTAGTCCCGATGGCTTAGTTGCAGAACAAGGTGGTTTAGAGATAAAATGTCCATCTGATTCGGTACACGTTAGCTACCTGAGAGCAGGTAAAGTTCCATCAAAGTATTACCAGCAGGTGCAGGGTTGCTTATGGATTACTGGCAGAGAGTGGTGGGACTTTATGAGTTACCATCCAGAGATGCCACACCTATTAGTGAGAGCGCACCGTAACGAGAAGTATATTAAAGCGATGGCAGAGCAAGTTGAGAAGGCCGTCAAAACCATAGTAGAAGAAACGGAGAGATTAGTATGAAAGTTGGATTAAGCATTAAGTTAGACGTAACAAAGATCGACAAAGAGCGACTGTTTGAGGGTGCTAAAGGTACTTACCTAGACCTGACTACCTTCATTGATACTGCCGAGCAAGACCAGTACGAGAACAATGGCTTTGTATCTCAGTCAACATCCGCTGAGGAGCGTGAGCAAGGTGTTAAGACCCCTATCCTCGGTAACGTAAAGGTGTTCTTCACTGATGGTGATGCTGCTCCAGCTAAGTCTAAGGCTGCAGCCCCTGTCGATGAAGACATTCCATTCTAGTGGAAGCCCTTGGTGCCGCCATCTTCATAATCGGAGCTGGCGGTATTCTCACAGGAATGATATTGCTGACCATGGATGAGCATAAGCAATGGAAGAACCGTAAGTTGAGAGAGCAAGATGATGAAGCCTAAAAGCTACAAGATAGTTGAGATGGCTGTTGACCAAGGCATAGGGTTTGGATTGAACAGAGCGTTCAAGCATACAGATAAACCCACCAGAGAGCAGATACACGCTGAAGTTGAGCGAGAAATAATGTTAGCACTCTCTGAATACTTTGAGTTTGATATACCATTACTGATATAGAATCCATGAATATGTATCATTATATATCATCAACGATAGCGAGTATAATCCGCCCCTCTTCTACTACTGGGGGTTCCATCGTGACCATCGCAATCATCATCGTAATCTGTGGCCTAGCTGCAATTGCATACCAAGACATAGCCTCCTGATGGGGGCTTTTTTAATGGAGTAGATTATGAAGCACATGATTATCCCTGACACGCAGGTAAAACCTGGCAGTGACCACTCACATCTGAGGTGGGCAGGGCAGTATGCAGTAGAGAAGAAGCCAGACGTTATCATCCACATCGGTGATCACTGGGATATGCCTAGCCTTTCGAGCTGGGATGTAGGTAAGAAGTCCTTTGAGGGTCGTCGATATGTATCTGATATTGAGTCAGGCATTAACGGAATGAGAGCGTTCCTTGATCCTATCCGCGAAGAGCAGCAAAGACTGATACGCAATAAGGACAAAAGATGGAACCCTAGACTTGTCTTTACATTGGGCAACCATGAGCAGCGCATTGGCAGAGCAATCGAGTCAGACGCTAAACTAGAAGGTCTCATAGGCTATGATGATCTTATGCTAGAAGAGATGGGCTGGGAAGTACATGGATTCCTGGATGTCGTAGTGATTGACGGTATAGCTTACTCGCATTACTTCACCAGTGGTATCATGGGTAGGCCAGTCAGCAATGCCAAGCTGATGCTAACCAAGAAGCACATGAGTTGTGTGATGGGTCACGTTCAAGATAGAGATATAGCCTTTGCCAACAGAGCAGACATGAAGCCTATGATTGGATTGTTCGCAGGTATCTTCTACCAACACGATGAGGACTACCTGACAGCGCAGACCAATAGTAGCTGGCGTGGTGTGTGGATGTTACATGAAGTCAACGATGGGCAGTGTGATGAGATGCCTGTGTCACTTAACTATTTGAGGAAGAAGTATGAAACTAAATAATAAAAAAATTAAATTCTTTTGTCTGGCAATTGCACTCCTGATTGTTTCACCAATTTATATCCCAGTTAGAATATGCTGGGAGGAAAGAGATGAAATTGTAGGATGCTACAGACAGATATGGCAAGCACTAACCTTTCAGGATTTAACATAATGAGCTACCTAAATAAGCAGGAAGGTGGCAGCCACTATATGCAGGAGATACAGCCAATCGAGTACACCTACAAGAATAAGCTGGGCTTTATTGAGGGTAACGTCATCAAGTACATCACACGCCATCGCGAAAAGAATGGTGCTGAGGATATACGGAAGGTCATACACTACTGTGAGCTGCTGTTAGAGCTGGAATACAACGAGAAATAAATACCTGAATATGCTATAATCGGGGCATTCAAAGAATCAAAGAAAACTAGAAAGAGTTTATTAGACTAATGCCAGACAAGAAAAAAGAAGTTAGCAAAGAGATCAAAAAATTTCATACTGACTATCAAGACAACCCTTACTTTAAATACCATGTTGCATTTTCAGAAAAGATTTCTGCTAGTGACGCAAAAGCTATGAGTTACGACAAAGATCAAATCAAACTTTTTAATGATGCAGTTATTTATGGCGCTTCACTAAAAGGTGAAAGCAAAACTCTCGGTCAAGACATTGCAGATGAGCTAGAAAAAGAAGGTCTAGGAACTGGCGAAGTTAAATCAGAACATGGATCATCTTTGATTGAGGCTATACCGCAAGAAAAGAAAAAGAAAAAACAAAAGAGTCTAATACAATGATGAGCTAATACCATACCGTGTATCTTAACGAGATGGTTTACTAAGCTAAGAATTTGGGTAGTCTAGCGCCTTATATCCGGCCAAATGTAAACTAATATGTCCAGATAACCTGTACGGTGTCACGCATATCTACATGGATAAAGTTCTTGGCAATACCTATCCCGCCTAGCCCCATCTTCATAGCCTCACGCACAATCACATAACCTTCTGATCCACTGTTGATCTGAATGTCAGCAGCAATACCCCTAGCATGAGTGCCAGGTCTGGTCTTACGAGCCTCGATGGAGTGAGATGGATCACGATAACCACTGGTAATCTTGAAGGGGAATCCACACTGGTGACGCAGGTAGTCTAGCTTCTCTAGGAAGAAGGGACTCATTTCGTTAGTGCCAGTCTCTTGGCAATCAAACTCTTTGATGTCGAAGTATTGCATCTGCATCAGTGAACCTCATAGTCAGGAGTAAAGTAGGCATTGATTAGCTCTGCCTTAGCAACTTCCATACTGTACAGAATGTCAGGGTCTTCCAAGTTAGATACGATCTGTATCTGTTCGTCGTTCACACCTATAACTATAAGAGTCTCATACTCTTCACACAGTGCTGCAAGGTCTGGCCTTAGCTTAACTACATCACCCATCTTTCTTCATCCTTTCAACAGTTCTCATTGTACCTAGCCCTAGCATACCCATCAGTACAGGCAGCATAACCGCTGTATCTGCTTGAGGTATTGTAACACCGAAGGCTGCTGCGAGGGGAGAGATCAGGAAGTTTACTGCGAACCCTGCAACACACACCCAACCTGTAGCTGGTCGCCATCCTGCTTGGAACCAGTT